ACTCTCAGATAACCGGATCACATTTCCATCTGGCTTAGCAATCTGGACTTGCTTGGGTGTAACCTTGCTGACAGTTCCGAGACCAGGAAGAACGTCGCCCTCGCGCGCGTTGGCCAAGGCGATATTGCCAAAGCTCATGTCGTTCATATCACCAAGGCCGCCAATTGGCTCCTCTACACGAGCCTTGCGCATGTTCAGCTTGCGGTTCGGGTAATCGACTTCGGCAGGGACGGCGCGCATCGGGTCGGTTTCTTGATCGGCGGGCGCGGTTTGGGGCTGATCCGGCGTAACGTCCTGATCTGTCGCGGCTTCTGTCTTGATCGGGTTTTGATCCACGTTGGCGGCAGGATCAGCTGCCGTGCCGCCATCAACGGGGCTTGGCGTCAGTGCAGCGTCGGCGTCGGCTGCCTCCTGCTGGCGAACACCGATGAAACCGCCACCGAACGGCTCGACGGTGTAGCCTGCGCCGAGACGCCCAAGGGCGATATCCTCGGTCGGGAAAACAACCGGGTAGCCGCGATCATCCGTGAACACCGCCTCGCTAATCCGGCTTGCGTTCTCGCGCTCACGGCGCTGGCGCTCTTCCACGTCGCTGGCAATGGTCCCCACGTCCTCGCGCATCGCTTCAAGCGTGTCCTGCAAGGTCAACTGATACGCCTCGTCAGGCGTCATGCCGTCGGCCTGGCGGATTGCCACGCGCTCGATGAAGGCATCAGGGTCAACGCCTGCAGGGATCGGCGGCATGGGAGCGGCTTGGGGCTGCCCTGTCCTGCTTGCGCCATTTTCCGGCCGCTGTGCCGCATTTACTTCGGGCGTAGCGGAAACAATCTGCGCCACATCGGTAAAACTGCGGACCGGGATGTTTGGAAACATCTTCTGCAACGGGTCGATAATTTCGGGATGCGCAGGGTTGACCAATATGCCGGCGACGTTTTCCGGGGACGTGTTCGTGGAGCCTTTTTTGAAAGTGATGATAAAGGGCCCATCGCGGTATGCTGTGCCGCTCGCCGTAGTCCCGCCGCCAGCGTTTTGCCCCGCCAGAGGTGCGGTGTGCAACTTGGCATTGCCTGCGCCACCCACCAAATTAATCAGGTCTTTGATCGCTTTTTCAAGCGTTGGAGACTTCGACATTCCGTGAGCGGGGATTGTGCTACCAGCATCGCCAACAGCGTCGAAAGCAGGGTTCGACAAAGCGGTGCCGTTTTCAAACCACGCATCGCTGCGGGTATTTCTGTTTTCGCGGTCCCAAGCAAGGGTTATATCTGCAAGTAAATCTGCAGGCTGCCTCGACACATCGTCCACCGGCGAAACAATCACGTTGCCGCTGGCAATGTCGGCCAGGTCAATTTCGGCGGGCGCTCCGTCGGGCCCGCGGAACGACGCATAGCCTTGCGCGGGGTCTTCGCCGACGAAGGTTGCCGCGATAGGGTCGCTTAACTCGCCCGTTTCAGGATCGACCAACTGGATTTGCACAGGTTGATTGGGTTGGAAGCCGCCAAGGGCGGGCTGGGGCGCACCTGCCAGAACATCAGACACAGGCGACGGCGCTGCGGGGCGCTGACCTGCCGGGTCGAGCGGGTCAACGGCCTGCGGGCGCAACACATCGCTTGTGGGGGTCGGCTCCCCCTGCGGAGCCGAGGGGGGCGCAACAGGGGGAACCGGGCCGGATGCAGGGCCAGCGCCGGGAGGAACGGCACCTTGATCCGATCCGGCGTTCGGTAGTGGCTGGGGCTGCTGGCGGTTGCGATAGGCGTCTACACCCGCACCAATGCCGCCTGCGCCAGCACCAAGGACGGCACCGACAAGCGCCGCCTCGGTCGCGCCTTCAGTCCAGCCGCGTTCGGGATCGTAAAGCTGCTGCGCGACCATATTGTTAGCCACGGTCGCAAGGTATTCCTGCGCGGCTTCTTCACCGGCGGACTGCGCAATATCGACAAACCGCTTCATCACGCCGTTGCCGATCTTCTGGCGAACACCTTGAGGCAGGACTTTGAAGGCGCGAGCCATGGGCACAATTTCTGATGTACCAATAGCGGCGCCCCATCGCGCGGCCTGCTCAGCGACACCCTCCTCGGCCCCCATTTCGCGCGCCTCGCGGTAAAGCTGGCTGGCGTTCATGGCCGAACCGATGCCGGCACCGGTGGTTAAGCCCGCCACGGTGCCCCCAACGGGGCCGGCAACAGCCGTGCCTGCCGCACCTGCGGCCAAAGCTGCCCCACCCATGCCGACAAGGTTGCCCGCACCCTCAAACACCTGCCCCCAGAAAGAGCGGTCTTCCGGGTTGGGCGCACCAAACGTGTCGGCCACGCTGTCGCGCATCTGCTGACCGCGCGCGAAGCCCTCCATGTCGGCTGCGGGGGTGTCTGCGCTATCGGTTTGCGCTTGCGCAATGGCTGCGGCCTCTGGCATGGCTGCGAAAGGCTCGGCTACTCCGCGCACGAACTGCTGGCCGCGGCGCTTGGCGGTGTCGAGGAAACCCTCGTTCTCCAGCGCGGCCTGATTGCGCTGCTGCACTGTGGGCGTGCCGTAAAGCTGCGCCCGAACCTCCGTCGCATAATCCCGGAAGCTGTTGCGCGCCTCGGGCCCGAAAACCTCCGCCACAATCGCGGTCGGGTCTTCACCGGCCTTGAACCGGGGGCCAAGCTGCTGCCCTCGCTGGCGCGCAACGTTCAGAAACTCATCCGGCGTCTGTGCCCCCGCCTGTTCGCCAGCCGCAAACAAAACCTCAATGGGCGTTCCGGTCTCGATGGCGATGTCTTCAAGTGCGGTTTTGGTGTTGACCTGATCGGGGCCAAAGACGGGCATATCGTTCATGGTGAGCCTCACAGCAAAAAGGGCCGGCGCTTTTGCGTCCGGCCCCTTATACCACATATTGGTACTCAATAAATATCAGACACAATATATTGCGTCCAATTATTGAAACGTCGGCACGACCTGATTGTTACTTCCTCCGGTCACGGCTCCGACACCGCTTGCCGCGCCTGCGGGCGGAGGCGATGCGGACTGCTCCGGCACAAGGTCAGGCCGGACCGCGCGGATGCGCTGCTTGACCATTTCAATTCGGCTGGCCAGCTCTTCTTGGCTGATAGCGTTTTTCTCGTAATCGACGAAAGAATCGCTGTCGAACATTTCCTTGAAGGCGCTATCAAACGCTTCTTGGTAAGATTCAGCGTTGGCGATCCGCTTGGCCACTGCTGCGGCAACACGCTCTTTCTGGCGATCATAAGCCGCCGTCGGCGCGCCATAATCGCTTATTGCAGCGATGACCTGCTGCATACCCTGATATTCCTGTTCAAACACCTCGCCCGTGCTTTTATTGCGCAGAGCAAGGACAGCGCCAACAGCTTGACCGTTGTCCGTGGTTATCAAGCGCGTGCCCTTCGTGTCGACGGACCATTCCCCGTCGCGGTCATACGACTTTGCCATGTTGTCGATGGCGGTAGTGAAGGCATCACTATCACCATAGTTCGCCGCGATGACAGCCTGGTTCATGTATCTCATGCCCTTTTGCGTCCGTTCGTTCTGGACGAAATCACGGAACTGTTTGGCGCCGGTGATATCGCCTGCTTGCAGCATTTTCAGAAAAATGGCGTCGGATCGCTCGATCAGAAAGTCCATGCCCGACTGCACGCCGTTTTTCATGGCCTTGGGCGGCACCTTTCCCAAACGAACGCTTGATCCGTCGCCCATGCTGAGATCAATGGCCTCGGGGCCGCGCCCTGACTCCATTGCCTCCTGAATAGACATGCCTTTGGGCAGACGCAGCGGCCCTGTCTTTTCAGGCCGCTTGCCGGTATCGGGCTCGGCGGGGGCTGGCTTCCCGTCAGCTTTTGGCTCAGTCTGGCCCTCTGCCAGTTTTCGCCTGAAGTAAGCAGGCTCGGCATCATAATCTGCGGCTGTTTTCCCGCGGCCAGAGCTGAATCCATTTCTGAGCTGATCGCGCGCTACATTGTAAGCGATATCTGACTGACGCTCCAACTTTGCACCAAGCCCTGTCGCGCCCAAGACAGAAAACCCTGTGCCTGCGGCATCAACCGCCGCTCCATAGAGGCCAGAACCTGCCGCCGACATGGCCCCTGCAACCCGATCCGCGCCATAGCCGACTGCGCCCCATACTTTGTCGCGAGTAGCTTCGGCTTCGAGTTCGCGTGGTGTCTTTCGGCGCGGCGCGGCTTCCGGGTCACGTATATGAACGTCAGCATTTCGCTGTGGCGGCCCACGGCGCTGAGCCGCGGCCTCCATGGCGTTCATCGGTATCCGCCGCTCTGGCGCTGCTGCGGGAGACTGGCTTTGCGGCCATGCAAGGAATTGCTCAACCTCGGGCGGCGCCTGATTGGGACGCGCACCCCCGCTTGCCGGAGCTTCAACCGGCGCGTTAGGTGCCTGTGTGGCGGCTTCTCGCTGTGGCGAAGGAGCCTCAACTGACGCAAGGTATCGCTCAATTTCAGCCTGCATGGTTTCATTTGGCGTCCCTTGCGGGAATGACGCCACAGAGCCATCCGGCAATCTCACCTCAATGTTCATGCCATTGTCTCCGGAATAAGGCCCCGCTGAGGATCATACGCAAGGCGCATCGGCTGCTGTGGAATGTTTGCCGCAGGCAGCGCGGACATTTCAACAGGCGTGCCGAAGGACAACGGCGGCCCGTTTCTTGGAACCGCATCCATGATCGACATCCCGCCGAAGGACAGCGGCGGACCTCCGGCAGGGGCGGTTGTGGATTCAGGCGCGCGACCATAGTCCGCCGTTTCACTGGCGATAATATCACCTCGGGATGGGCCGCGTTTTTTGTTTGCCCGCTTCATGGCGAGCTCGTGCTTCTGGCGGTCCCAGCCGTGCTTTTCGCCTTCGCGCTCAAAGCGCGTGTCTTCCATCTTCCGAAGGCGCTTGTTGTTGTCCATCGTGTCGCGGGCCTGCATCCCCCGGAACACGCCGTCCACAAAACTGCCGATTGCCATGACTGGCCTCCTTACGCTGCTGCATGGCGCTTGGATGCGCCCATTTTGTCTACCTTGGCGGCGAGTTCCTGAACCGCCCCCATCGTCACGCCGATCGCGTCTATGACGCTGATCTCTTTGCCGTTGCCCAGACCTGTCGCCTTCTGGAAGTCCTCTGCATAGGGCCCGATGTGCTTCTTGCCGCCACCGTCGCCCATACCCTGCTTGTATTCCCATTCCTCGACCGGCATGTCGCGCACCGCATCGAGGACGGACATAGGCTTGCGCTTGGCTGTCTTATATTCCTTGGAGGACATCATGGCGAAGCCCGCGACGGAACCTGCCGCGCCGGCGATATCGCCGAGTAGGGATTGGCTGCCCTGCCATGCCCGCAAGTTGTTCTGATACTGATTGTTCAGCGTGCTTGCGAGATTTCTTTGCCCCTGCATCGCGGTTGAGGCGCCGTTTGCAACCATGTTTGCCGCGTTGCTGATGCCATTCATGCCCGCGTTCATCCCGGTGCTGCCCGCATTGGTCCCCATCTGAAAGCTGGTTCCGGGGTTGACGGACAGGCCCCGCCCCATGTCGATTGAGGACGCGCGCAGGGAACGACCTGTAGCCTCAGTGTTGCGCCGGGCAGCATTTGCGGCGCCCGCCGCCGCCAAGGCCTCGGTTGTCTGCGCCCTGTTTGCAGAGGATTGATAGCGCCCGGAATTGGGGTTGACCCCGACGGCTGCCATTTGGCGTTCGTTCTGCTTGCGTCCGAGAGCGAATTGCTGGCGCACATCTGCCACGGCTTCGTCAGCGGCCATAGCCTTGCGCTCAGGGCTGTCATACGCGTTCGCTTCCGCAATCCAGTCATCTTGCAGCGGGACAAAGGTGTCCGTGTAGCGCGCGCGGTCCTCAGCGGCCCAGCCGTCCGTGACCGCGGCGCGGTCCATCATCCAGCCCATATACTCGCGCGACATATCCAGTTGTTGCTGCGCGAAACGCTCCTGCGCTTTTTGCGCTCGGTCGGCGATCCGTGCTTGCTCCAAAGCGGCCATGCCGATCATCGGGTCTGGCCGTGGCGGTTTGCTTCCCATGTCAGTCGTCCTCTTTTAGCCAAGGGCACTCGTCCCGCGTCATGCCGAAATATACACCATCCGTGCCGTCATGTGCACCACATTTAGTAGCGCCTTCAACTTTGAACCCTATATGTAGGCAAGCTGTTAGCGCGGGGATATTCCACGACGGGATTGTCGTTTTGATTTTGCGAACGCCCAGAAACTTGAATGCGTATCCGAAAACCACGCTGAACACCGAGCGTTGCGCCCACGTCTTGCGCCTGTTGCTTGCGATGTGAATGTCGCAAGAGTTTTCGCAGCGGTTGTCGATCGTCACCACCGCGTGCAGCACGCCTGCGTCATCCACCACGCCCAAGGCAATGCTGTCGTCGCGCATGGCCACCTGCCCATGCCAGATAGCGGCTTGGCGCAAGAGGGCCTGCTGGTTGTCCATTGTAACGCGCATTACGCTGTCCCCGGCTGTGTCGGCCACACAGGGTTAAACGGGTCAGCCGTGTTGCTAGGCAGGTCACGCAGTGCCTGGCGATATGTGGCCCATGCTGCGGCGTCCACGGGCGCATCTGCTACTTGTGTCCAGTCGGATGCAGCAAGGCGGCGGTTACGCTCGATACGCAGAGCATCCCATGCAGCTGCTTCCCGGCGCGCATTAGTCACGGTGATCTTCATGTGACTGTCACCTCGCAAGATGCCTCGACCCACGGAAACGGCGGGCGCAGGGTCACGGGCCATACGCCGGGCGCGGCGAAGCTCAAGGTTAGACCGGTTTCATCCGTCGTCCCAACAACCTCGCCGTCTATCTCGACCTCTGTGCCAGCGGGCACGTCCAATATTACCCAATCGGTGTTGGCTGTGATGGTATAGGCTGTTGGTAATCCGATGACTGGGCGCGGAGCCACGGTTCCGTTGAGGATGTAGTCACCCTCAAAATTAAAGTCTTCCGTGTGTATTGATCCCAACTCGCTTCTAGGCGGTGTTGAGTACTCTTCAGACCCAAAGTTGAACCCTATTATTTTCCCACTATTTTGGTCTAAGTTTTTTTCAAACCAAACTATCATCGCTTTATCCCCTGACACAACAAAGATATTCTTCTTGAAACTCCGGGTGGAAAACCTGATGTTATTAAAACCCTGAATGCTACAAACCCATTACCCCTATAAACTATGTCTGAGAACGGGAGATTAGTGCCACTTGAGGTGATAGTAGTCCAAGTAATTCCATTATTAGAAACCTGAAAACTAAAAGCCCCTGCACCCCCAGTAACCCCCACAGTAACAAATAAAGGGATGGTTTTCCCAGAACCTAGTCCAGATATAGCGGCGGATGCCACAACATTTGACGATGCTGTATCAACCACCACAGAGCCAAATGGAACTGTAACCGCATCCTCCGCTATATTTAGTGTGTCAACTGCCGCGTTTTGGATTTTAGCGTTGGTAATTAGTGCGTTATTGATCTGGGCGGAGTTAGTGATGATACCACTTGTTGCCAGCAATCCACCTGTAATCGTATTAGCTACAATCTTGTTGCCGGTGATGGTATTGGCTGCGATCTTGTCGCCTTCGATCGCCCCCGCCTCAATTTTAACGGCGGTGACGGCGTTGGTCGCAATTTTGTCCGCCGTCACAGCCCCTGCGGCGATTTCACTGGCAGCAACAGCCCCGGCTGCGATCTTGGCGGCGGTAATAGCATTGGTCGCGATGGTGTCAGCCGTGACAGCGCCAGCGGCCAGTTTTTCGGTAGTGACAGCCCCGGAAATGATGCTGCCCGCGGAGATTGCGTTTGCCGCCACTTTGTCGGCGGTGACAGCGCCAGCGGCGATCTTGGTCGCGTCAATGGCGCCTGCGGCGATCTTGGCGGCCTCAACGGCGCCAGCCTGAATTTTTACCGAGGTGACAGCGTTGCTTGCGATTTTGTCAGCTACGACTGAACCGGCTGCGATTTCTGCCGCTGACACCGCGCCTGCGGCGATCTTGGGTGCTGTGATCGCCTCGTCAGAAATCTGCGTCTCAGTTATCTGGCCGGTGAGCTTGGCCGCCGCAATGGCTGCGATCTGCGCATCGGTCAGTTGCCCGGTGATCTTGGATGCGGCCAGCCCAGCAATCTTGGCGTCAGTGATTGCCTGGTCATCAATTTGCGCTGTGGCGATCTGCCCCGCAATCTTGGCGGCATTGATGCTGGCGATCTGCGCGTCGGTGATCTGGCCTGCGATCTTGGCGGCCTCAATCTCTGCGATCTGCTCATTGGTTAGTTGACCGATTACATCGATGGCAGGCACGCCCGCTGTCCACTCGTCACCGGTCCAGCGATAGAGCTTGTTGTCGACGGTGAGGAACACAAGCCGGCCAGGGAAATTGCCTGTCTCCGGCAGCACATCGACAATCTCGGGCGCGGAAAGACCTGCGTTGCGAAACAGAAGCGCAGGATCTTCGATCAGGCCACTCAACTCCGTGATTGGTGCCTGAAACTGCTGAACGAACCTGCCGAACACACCGCCGAAGTATTCATCGAGCTCGCCTACCCGCACCGCGCGCTGACTGTCACTGCCGCGCTGACCGCTCAGGATCATGGCTTCTTCAAGGGCGCGCCGATCCATTGGGCTGCGTCCATCAACGTCACGCTGCCGAGGCTGTTCGTTGGCAATGGGCGGCACCCCACCCCATGCCGAACCGGGTGTTACATCATCGCTCATGGTACACTCAGATCATCGTAGGATTGCGCCATGGATATGCCGGTGATTGGAACATACCCGGTGATTTCGATTGCCCATTTCTTGGCCCGGAATCCGCCCGGTAAGCGCGCGGGTTCGTTCAAGTCGGACAACTCTCGTACGAGCGCACCATCGGCATAGACGCGGGTGAGGTTTGGCGTTGCGCCAGTGGGGACGGTTCCGATTGCCTCGTCGGCTTCGACAAGGATACCTGCGTAGCTGACGGGCGATGTCAGATTGTACAGGCGAGACCGCCAGACTTGGGCCTTCAGCTCTGCCTCTGGCGCATCCCAGCGGTATATCTGGCGGCCCGCCTTGAGCATGTAGAGCGCGCCAGTAGCCGGATTACGCGTCATGGTAATCGGCTGCTCATCCGTTTCGATATAGTAAGGCTGCGCGCCTGTAATATCCACGATGCCCATAGATTGCTGCGCGTCCCCTACCGGGGTGTGGGCGTAGAAGTATCGGCCCTCGTATTGCTCGGCATGGAAGCTCGCCGGGTTCAAGGCCTTCCACTGCTCCACGGTGAACAGGTTGCGCGAGATCACTTCGGCGTTGTTTCCGGTGATCATCACGAGGCCTTCGGAAGACGGATAGACAGCGGCGTAGCCCATATCGACAATGCCACGCTTGGCCACGCAAGGCAGGTCGCGTTCCATCTTTTCCATGACCATGTTTTCAGGTGCCGTGCCTTGGGCGACATAGGGCGTGGCTGTGGTCAGGATTGCCAGCGTCGTGCCGAACGCGGCCAGCCCCACGATGTCGCGATCCACGGTCAGGCGATACTTTTCCGGCCATGCGTGCGGGCGGAATGGCTCGGAGAATAGAACCTCCTTCCCGTCAAACGCGGCCATCATCCCGTTGGGCAGGGATACAAGCCCGGCCATGCTGTCGGGCGGCGGGTCATAGTCTGCCGAGGGCAGAACCTCCTGCAGGGGCCGCTCAGACAGATCATGGGTGTAGCTGGCGCTGGCGATTGGTATTTCGTCCACGAAGTACAGATCAGTGACGCCAAGCCCGCTTGTCTGCGAGCGGTAGATGCGGATGCGGTCAACGCCGCGCCCATCTGGTGCATCAGCGAACCCGGACAGTGTGACGGTGTTTCCTGCGGACCAAAGGAAGGCGTCCGTTGTGGGCGATGGTGCGCTTTCCTCATCGAACTGAGTGACAAAGGTGTAGGCGTAGACCACGAATGACGCGATTTCATCGTCGGGCGTGCCGCTCATATTCGCCGTGGGCGCGTCGGCGGGTGCAGGCAGGGCCAAAGGATATGTCACGCCTGCCACGCGCATCTTGGGCGTCCCATCGCCAGTCAGATAGAGCCTGTCATCGGCCACAGGCCCCGGCACAACGTCCACGTCCCCGGGGAAGGAAAACCATGCGTCCTTGTGATAGAAGATCGTGCCTGCATCGGCGGCCAAGGTCGTGACCAGCGCCTTTTGTCGGACCGGGGCGATGGTGCCATCATCCAGCCGGGTGTTGCGCGCCACCTGCGCGTATTCCATCGGCAAAAGACGCGGGTGCCTGCGGGGTATCTCGCCCTTGAAGTCTGCAATGCGTATTTTCATGGCTGACCTCAGAAATCGTTGTACTTGGTGCGGCGGCGCGCTCGTTGCTGGCCTGTCAGGCTGACCGAGAAGTGTTGATCCATGAGCGCGTTGAACCGCTGTCCATAGAGGATACCGGCCTGCGGGTTTGTCCACGGCTTGCTTGGCTGCACCAGCAAACGGGCCAGCGCGCCGGCGGCAATGGCTTCGGCGTGCATTGTGTAGATGAACTCGGGGACGGCGTCGTAAGCGTCGACAACTATCCCCTTATCGTCCTGCTCCATTTCCGAGCCATTGACCGGCTTCAAAAACAGCGACAGGGATAGAGCGCCTTCTTGGAAGGGTAGAATGCGAACGGTGTTGTATTCGGCCTGCGTGATATAGCGAGGCGGTGTATCGGCGGTATCCTCGAAGGTCTTTTCGTCTACGTCTGAGTATTGCAGTGGTTCGAGCTTTGTCTCGCCGTTGAAGGTTGCGCTTTCGATCCGGTGGATGGCGGCGTAGGGCGGCGCTGTAAGGGCCTTGCCATCACGGTTGATATTGACGGCTGTCATGTGGCGCCAGCAAAGAGTGCGTTCGCAAAACTCTATCGCTGCAAGACGCAGATTGAATGTGGCCATTGCATGCGGGCATTCAGGCGCATGCGGCAACACCATGGGCAAGAACTTGGTCAGCGAGACGGTAACGGTCATGCTTGCCCCCTGCGGTTGGTGGTGTTGACGTTGGCCGCGCCTTCAATGTCCAGACGAATGCCAAGGGCCGTTTGGAACAGGCCATAGTGGGCTTGCGCGCGCTGCGGCGCGCCGTTCAGGATCATGTCTTCGGCGTAGCAGCGATAGGTCACGTAATCGGCCAAGGCGTTGAAATACACGCGGTCGAGAGGTGCGGTCGTGTTGCTGGCGATAGGGCCCTCGATCGGCGTAGGGATCATGGCGACAATCGCCTCTATGATGCCTTCCCCGTCATTGCCTGGGAATACATAGAACTGTCGAGGCTCGAACTCGTCGGCCACGACATGCTGCACAATGCGCGCGAAGGGTACGAGTGCGGGGTCATGCCAATCAAGAAACTGGTCGTTCAGGATATCACGTCGTGCGGGCGTGATTGCCCTGCCCCCGACACGCGGCGTTGCGCCCTGCTCCCCTGCCACGTTGCGCACGGCTCGGATAAGGCCTGAATAGGCTTCCGGCACAGACTGAAGCGTGCCCTCGTCCAGTGTGATTTCGACAGTGCGCGCGAAGGCGGAGGGCTTCTGGACGGCAATTTCCAGAAGCCCATCGTTGAAATAGTCGAGCTTTGTTTCTGCGGTCCAGCGCACCTCATCAACGTCGCTCAGTGCCTTGGCCGCGCGCGAAAGAACCTCAGCGACGTTGACTGGCATGGCGGTTACTCGGCTGCCTGTGCAGCCGCCTCACGGATCTGGGCGATGCGCGTTTCGCGGGACGCCTTATGGTGGGGTTTTTTGCTGAGAACTTCGACGTAGATATCTTCGATCTCGTCATCGGTCATTTCTTCAAGCGGCGTGCTGGGCTCGGGCTCGTCAGGCACAGCCGGGGGCGCTGCGGGCGCCGGGACCGGTGCGGGGCTCGCCTCAGCGCCGGCCATGCGGAACGTCGGGATAGACAGGAACCGCTGAATATGTGCGGGATTTTCCACCTCAGCGACATGTGCTCCATCCTGCCCCATCGGGGCAAAGTGATAACTGGCGCCGTCAATGCTATGCACCGAGCCATTGGGGCGTTTGGTGATGTGTTCGATCAGCATGTGCTTCCTCCGTGATCGCATTTGTGAGGCGCGCGGGCTTTACCCCGCGCGTCTTGTTTCATGCCTGTCAGGCTACGTAATCAATCTTGACCGTGAGCTTCTTGGCCGCGTCTGCGGCGACGTTGGCTGCGATCTTGGCGCCGATCGCACGATGCTCATTCGACGGTGCCACGGCCAGGCAGGAGGCCAGAGGCGCGTCAGCCGATGCGTCGTTGACGCTGGTGCCATCGAACAACTCGTCACCCACGGTTCGCTCTGCCACGGTATCGCCGGGGGTGCCGGTCATGATGCCAATGTCAGCCGTGGTCGCGCCAAGGCCGGCGGCAATGACGGTCGCGCCGATGATCTGGGTATCAGCGGGCAGCAAGCCCAGCTCGATCACGTCGGTCGCGGTCGCGTAGTCAGATTTGAAGGTGTATTCAAAGATGGCGGAGGTAACGATTCCGGCCTGATAAGCCGAAGGCGTTGCTGCCTGCCCCTTTGCTGTGGAGCTTTGGAAGATCGTCATCTGGCGATTCCTTCTTTTATGTGGGGGTTAAAGGTGAGGCGGCGCGAACGCCGCCCCATTGGATCAGACAGCCTTCGCGTAGGTGTCGAGTGCGATAGAGCCGAAATCCCGCCCATTGAAACGGGTCTTTTTCACGCCCATGATGAGGCCAGCGACTACGGTGGGCTCGTTGTCGTAGTCCTCCATTTCCTCTTTCCACATATAGCGCATGCCGCCCGGGGTGCCGTATGCGACGACACCGGCTTGGCGGCCCAAGAAGAGGGCGCGCGCGGCGGGCAGGTCGCCACCGGTGCCGTAGTCATCAAAACGGATCACGTTTTCATGCTCATGAAGCACGACGTTGTTGATCATGCCCATGTTGCCACGGAAGATCGGGTTCTTGCGGCCTTCGGCGGCGGCTGCCGCCTTCTGGAAGTCCAGCCACTTGGAGCCCGACGCGGTGCGCATGGTGTGGGCCTGATACGGCGACATGACGGTGACGAAGTGCTTTTCGCCCTCCACGTCGACCGGCATCATGTCAGTGGCATCGGTGTCCTTCGCGCGGATCATCTTGGCGTGCGTTGCCGCGCGCTCGATCAGGTCCGTGGTCATAACGTCAGCGACGGCCAGATCGGCCTTGCCGGTTGCGTCACCGCCAAACATAATGTGAGCGGCATCAGGGGCCTGCAAGCTGTTGGTCGCAAAGCCCTCGAAGTCAGAAGGCTCGATGAACTCTTCGTTCATCCCGCGGGCACCCGAGAGATAGATGAAGTAAAGCTCGTCGATATACTGGGTCCAGTATTCGGCCAGTCGATCCTTGGCGATCTTGCGCATGTCGTGCAGCGTGCGCTTGCGGCTCATGCGGCCACCAGCGGACACGGGGTGCCGCATCTGGTCGATCACAACTTCGTCCGTGAAGAACTTGAGGTTTTCTTCTTTGCCTTTCACGCGCTTGTCGCCGAAGGTCGGGCGCTGCTTGAGCTTCACCGACAGGTCGAAGGAAATCCGGTCACCGGCATCGGATGCCAGGTCCATTTTTTCTTCGATGATGTTGTTTTCACCTTTACCCACGAACTTCTTGTTGAAGTACGAGTTGCGGTTAACCTGGGTTGCGAGTGTTGCCGCCCAGCGTTTCACCGCGCTAGGGTCGCCCCAGTTAAGGATGGTTTGTGTCATGTCAGTCCTCATCGACTATGAAAGCGAGGCGGACATCCATGCCCTGTTATCATCGGCATCCAGCCGTGAACGATTATCAAATACCACATGTTGTGTGGAATTGCCAATATCATCTACATATTGCGCTCCCATTCAGTTTTCGCCGCAACAGGTATGCGGGCGATGTTGATTTCGCGCGGGGCTTCTATGCCCACGGTCATGCGGCCTTTGGATGTTTCTTCTTTGACCACTAGCCGGATATCGTCTCCGATCTGGAGGCTTTCTCCGGCCTTGAGCTTGAGCGTAAGCACCGCGCGATCTTCCCTCTGTGCTGCTTATACGTCCATGCTGGCGAAGGCTTCGGCTTCGTCCGGCGACAGACTGGCGATGATGCGCTCGTATTCCTCTGGCCCTGCGCTTTCGAGGCGTTGCGCGAGCGCGGAATACTTCCCATCCGAGACGGACACCGGTGCTGCGTTGGGGACGTTGGCCAGTGTGACTGGGGCCTTGTCGCCCGGGCGTTTCTTTTGCGCGGGCGGCTGCGTGGCGTTGTCCTGTGCATGGGGCTGTGCATCCGCTTGAGGCGCGGGCTTTTCCTTGCCTTTGGGCGCGGGCACTTCAAGCCCAAGAACCTCGGCTTCAGCCGCATACAAGCGGTGCGCGGCCTCCAGCATTTGCCGGTGAGTCAGGTGTTGATACTGCGGGCTTGCAGTGATCGAGCGCACATGGCGGTCATAGGCCTCGGCGTGGCTTTGGGTGGCGAGATCGGGGTATTCCCCGAAATAGCCCTTGGCTGCGCTGATGAATGCCTCGTAAACAGCCTTCTCTTGGCTTTCGGCCACGGCACGCTGTGAGATGGCTTCTTTTTCCACCCCTGCGATTTCATCCAGCTTTGCGAGGTATTCATCTCGCGAGATTTCCCCGTTCTCGTAGCGGTCGAACACATCTACCTTGGCGGATTTGAGGGCCTCGATTTCGGCGTCAATGGCGGACATGTCAGGGGCTTGGGTGCCGGTGGCCTGCTCGCCTTTGTCGCTGTCCTCGTCGGCATTGTCCTCGGCGGTATCGTCGCTGGCGGCCTGAGCTGCGGGTTCGCCTTGGTCGCTCCCTTCGTCAGCCGCATCGCTCACCCCCTCGTCTGCGTCATCATTGTCGGTTGCGCCCTCGTTCTCCTCGTCGTCAAAAAGTGCCGCGCGTTCCTCGTCGCTGAGAAGGCGCATGTCCTCTTCGGTCCATTCCTCGTCATCGCTGGGCGCGTCCTCGATCTCGGGCAGATCGTCCTGCGCCTGTTCGGCCTGCGCCTGATCCTCGGTCACGTCGTCTTTGATGTCGTCGTTAGGCATGTGGTTTCCCTCCTTGTGCCTTATGCTGCGGTGAAGTCTTTGACGCGGCTGGCGTGCATCCATCCGTCGCGCCAGTTTGCCCATTGGCCGGGGTATTCATCCGGCTTGAACGGTGCGTCCTTGATGTGCGGGTTAGCCTCCAGCGGCTTGCCTTGGGCGAAAGCCTGCTGTCCTGCGAGAAACGGGGGCAAACTCACGCCATGCCCTCCATCATTGCCGGATCGCCTTGCATGGCCTGCTGGCCCTGCTCCTGCATCGTCTGCTGTTCCTGCATCGCCATGGCCTGCTGCTCGGCCAATGCGGCTTCTTCTTCGGCCATGGCCTGCTGGCGGGCCTCATCCACTGGCGAGACGTAGCCGGAACGGTTGAGTACGTTATCGACCACTGGCGCGGCGGGCGCGGCTGAAAGGATTTGCAAGGCAAGCTCCAGCGCGTCCTTCTGCGTCTGAATGTTCTCGCGCGGCATGCCTTTGAGAACCTTCATCGCGTCGGCCTTGGCCTTTTCGGCGCGCGCCATCTTCTCAGCAGCTTCGCCTTCCAGCTTGGCAAGGTTGGCTTGCGCCGCTCTGGTCTCCATCTCGGCTTGTGCGGCCTTGCCTTTCTCCCGGGCCTCTCGCTCTGGATCGGGCTGGTTCGGATCGGCGTCGGGGTCTTCCATGCCTGTAATCTGGCGGATGCGGTTGACCACTTCGTCGCCGCTTGGCAGGTCCATCATTTCGACCACAAGATCGAGTAGAACCATGACGATCTGGGGCGCGACAGGCCCAACCTGCGTGAGAAGCTCCATGAACTGCTGCACCGCGGCTTGGCGGAGCGATGCGTTCCAAGCGTCTTCGCTGATAATGTAGTCTGCCTTCGTGCGCACGATGTCGTTCTCGGGCAGCCCGTCATTGATGGTGATGTAGTCAGGCGACCCGCGGCGGTTTGTGATCCGGAAGGTCTTTTCTTCGGTCATGAACTGCTCGGACAGGCTCAGCACCTTTTCGCCATGCACCTGCCGGGCAAGCCGTAGGTTATCGAAGATAGCGGCGGTGGACATGGCCCCTTGCTCTTGACGGGACTGGATAGCCTTTCCGCTGGTCGCATTTGTGGTGCGGCCCATGGCTTCGTCTGTGATGCCTGATAGCGTTTGCACCATGGACATGCTGAGGTTCATGATATCGAGGTGCGCGGATGCCAGCTCGCGGTCTGCGCTGATATCCAGAGCCTTTCCCGGGCGTTTGACGATGATTGAATCGGGCCGGCTGATTTCCTCTTCGAACTCGTCCAGGTCTTCGACCGCGCCCTCATCCATGATCACCTTGTTGGAATTGATGATCGCCAAGGCCTTGGACAGGCGCTTGTTGAGGTCTTTCTGGGCGCTAATCATGCCGCGAATGATGCCATATGGCGTGTTGTCGGCTGCTTTGCGGTATCCCCAGATTGGGGTGAAGGGGTAGCGGTTGTGGCGGTAAGGGCTTGGTGACATCCAAAGGACGCCGCGAAGAGTCATGACCATGACATGCACGCGCTGCGTCAGTCGCTTACGCACCTCTGCAAAGCCGCTGGATATGGATACTTGATGACCGAGGCTTTCACGGTCGTAAATTTCGCCCGTAAACTCCCCGCCTGCCATGCGCTCTTCCATGACCGGCACTTTGAACCATGCTTCGATCAAGCGGACGCGATCGCGGGCATAGCTGGGGTGTTCGATGCTGTGATATTGGCTGTGTGCCTGCTCGGACAGGTATTCCTGGCTGTCCATGGGCTGATCGCCGTGCCGGTCGAGGAACGCGCCCCACTCGTAATGGCTTGACGTGCTGGCCTGCACGATGCCTTTGCGCTCAGGGAACATTGCGCAGGCGGTATCAACGTCCACCCACTTGGTGCGAAAGATGAAGCGGGCATCAGACAGGTCGAGCTCTTGGGCCGCCGTGTCATAGATGATGTTGCGCCAGCTTTCGTGGCGCTCGTAAATCGGCTCGCCTTCGCTGTCATCTTGCACACCGCTCTCGATCCAGCCCAAGCCCACCTTGGCCGCGTCCGCAAAGGATCGGGACACATGGAACTCGGTCTTGTTCACGTCTGCCAGATACTTGAGCAGGTGGCTTTTCTTCTCCGCGCTGGCCAACGCATTCTTGTTGCGGGGCAGGATGCGGTAATCGACCCGGGTGCGGCGCTCTGTGCCCAGCACCCAGTTGATACTTTGGGCGATGACGTTGTATGTGAGCGGCTCTTGCCCGCGCTTTTGGAGTACGGCAAGGGCCTCCTGGTCCCACTGGTCGTGGTCATAGAATGCCTCGTCTTGCTCCATCAGGCGGCGGCTGTTGCCTTGGGCGTCGAGCTCGCGCAGGTAGTGGCCTATCAGGCGGCCATGCAGCTCTTGGGCGCGCAGGCTGTCCAGATCGGACTTGATGGCTTTGTCGACCTCCCCGAGGAAAGCCGCCGACGGCACCTTGAAGCGGTCTTCGGGTGTTTGGTCGGGCTTGACCCGGGCCTCGATCTGGTTCGGGCTATCGTATGGGTCACGCATGGTCTTTCACCTCCCGATGAATTTCCTTACCGGTGCGATTGTCGGTAACGATCATATCGGCCACCACATCATGGTGATCGCGGGGGCGCGGCGGGACGGCCAGCAGGTCGCCAAGGTGATCGCGCACGATGCCGATGATCTTGCGGACGTTGTTCAGGTTGTTCGGGTTGAACCCAAGGTTAGCGCTGAACAGGGCGGCGTTGACCACAATGTCACCCTCGTCACCGGTTTCCTCGGCCCATGCCCATGCGCGGGACAGCGGGATGACGCAGGGAATGATACGTTCGTGATTGATGCGGTCGACGCGAGGCGTCAGCGCCATGGCTGCTTCGCCAGAGTTCTGGTTCCACGTTAGCCAGACAAGGACATCGCCGCGGCGGTAGACCTCATGGCTGATACGCAGGTCATACGGCGCCTTGTATTCGCTTGCGTCTCTCTCGATCATGGTTGTGTTGTGCTGGTTCATCAGATCCACATGCCTCCGGCTGGTCTGTTTTTGCGGCGCGGCCTACGTGGGCCACTAATTGCGGTGGGGTTGAAGCCTTGCGCCCACTGGCGTAGCGCATCGGCGGCCTCGGAATGCCCTTCGAGCTTTTCGGGCTCATGGCTCCATACGCCGAGGCGTGCGTTCCACTTCTTCCGATAGAGGGCCAAGTGTTCGAGGCCGTCGCGGCAGCCCTCCTCATCGAACCACGCCTCTTGGAACTTGCCGCGGGTCAGTTCGATGCCGTGCTGGATTGTCTGGACGCGGGGCACGATTGTGAAATGCCAATCCGGGGCCAGGTCGCGCAGCATTTCGACCGGGGCCCCGACTTTGTGTTCCAGTTGCCGGACTTGATCGGCGTCATGCGGCAGGTGATGAACGCCAAAGACATATCCTGTCTCGCGCAAGATATTGACGTAGTGGGCGTAGCCTTCGCCCCAGCCCTCGATGTAGCGCAGGAAGCGGTGCTGCGCACCCACGTGCTGCATCAGCCAGATACCTGTGCCGTCACCCGCACCGATATCCCAGAAGGTATGGACAAGGCTTTGCTGGACGTGCGGGATGGTGCCGATGCGGCCTTCGATGCGGGCCCTGGCGAGCTGCGGTGCGAAGAATGTTCCCTCGGTTGACTTGCGCCAGCATTCGGCGCTGGTCGACGGCATTTCCTGCCACATCTTTTCGCCGTTGCCGGAAAAGTCATTTTCCCGCTTGGACACATACCAGGCGCGCTGCTGGATCGTCAGAGTCGTGCCTGTGTCCGCCTCGATGCTGTTGAAATACTCATGATCGGCCGGCGCGATGATGACACCTTTGGGGTCCATGACGTAGCCGGGATCGCGCCACCACGGAAAGAAGTGGAATTTCCACTCAGATGGTGAGAGCTGCTCGTCGGTCTTGATCTGGCACACGGCCTCGGCGCGGGTGGCAATGTCGTAGAACTCGCCGCTCTGGCCTTCTGCTGTCGATTCAATGATGGCGATGCCATTCTTGGGGACAGCGGGCAATGAACCGGTGATGATTTCGCGCGCCTTCTCAGGGTGTTTGGCGCCCAGCTTGCCAAGCTCCGAGACGTGCAGGCGGTGGATCGTGCCGGATCGCATGGAGGTTGCCACGCGGATCGCGCTGTTGTTGTGGGCGAAGTGCAGCGACGATGCGGTTTCAGACTTGAGCGGACAGACTGCGCGTATCTCAGGCGGCAGGTTGTGATAGGCAAAGCGCACCTTGTCCCGGAAGATCACGGTCGCGTCGTCCAGCGTGTGCGCGATAATGCCGACGCGCTGGTCGGGGATGAACAGTGCGTGATCCAGCCAGAGGATTGCGATTACGGTAGTGAACCCAAGCTGGCGGGCCTTCATCACCACATTGCGATAGTGCAGCCCCTCGATGAACTGGCGCTGCGCCTCATTGGGGATGAAAGGGACAACGGCTGGCGCTTCACCTGCGTTGTCCTCATCAGCCTTGGTCATAATCTTGTAGAGGTGGCCTGAAAAGATGCGCCAGCGCCAAGACTGCAATGCCGCGACAAGCTCGGCCTCTGTCGTGGGCACGAATGTCTCGTCAATCAGGTCAGGGTCCAGGATCACGGCACGGGCGTTCATTGCTCATCGCCTGCCTTGGCTGTTGCAATGGGTGTTGGCTTTGCCTTGGTGAATGCCTCAAGCAACCCGCTCAGGCTGTTGGCAACATCACGATCTGCCTTGTCGTTCATCCCCAGATAGCCAGCGAGCTTGTCGAGGGCCTTCAGGCGGTCCAGCGGCTTAATCTTGACCTTTAGCAAGTCTCCCGGCGTCTCTCCGGGCATTTGGTGACGGTCTGTCTGTATCTCGGCCAGAAGGTCCAGATCGGCGGGTGTGCATCGTGACAGGTCGATCTGAGGCGTTCCGTCTTCACCAATGCTCACGAATTTGGACAGGCCGGAGAAGGCGATGCGCTCGTATTCGGCTATGACATCATCGAGGGTTTTGGCTGTGCGCTTGGCGGCTGCGCTCATGATTTCATGGACGCGCGCTTGGACCTTTTCATTCCCTTTCAAGCGCGAAGCGTTCCCGTCATTCCGCTTGTATCCCGCCGAAACATAAGCATCGCTCGCGCTCGCGCCTTTTGCGAGAGCCTGTGCGAATGCTTCATGCTTTGGATTAGAAAGGATGCCCATGCCCTGAGATACCACATGTTGTGCGCGTACTGGCGTTTATGGGCATCATATACAACATGTTGATAAATGTTAAAAGGATTCACTTAAATTCAGGGATGCTGGGCATGGCGGGTTTCTGCACTGAATGCCTCGATCACGCATTATTGCCTTGCTTGCGGCGGCATCACCTATCATATTGATAGCCATGGCGGGCAAGAAAAACAAAGTTTTAGGACTGATGAACGCTGATACTTTTCAGCGAGAGGTGCGTGACCGCGCGAAGTTTACGCACGCTGTCCGGATCACAGATCATGTGTTGCTGGATAACGCGCATAGAAACATTACGCGCATGATGATCATCCGTGCTTTGCGCAAGGGGACGCTTAGGAAAGCCCCTGTATGGGACGCTGCCTACGGGAACTGGACGGGGGCTATACAACACATCGGCACTGGCACTGACCTTACCGTTGTGTGCGCTCTGAAAGAGGGCGTTTTGACGGTTACGGTCGTGACGGCATATGGCACGCCGAAGTAAGTTTTGGGAGAGACGCAATGACAGATTTTATGCACCCACATAACGCGGGGGAACGCTACCACTACACTGACAGTGGGCTTCACAACATCTGGCTTGTCGGTGGCGTTGATCGTGTTGAAACGCCCTACGGAATGGCGACCTCAATCCGGGACTTGGATGAGCTTCACATGGAGATTGGCCGCGCTATAGCATCCAAGGCCTTGTCGAGCGGCGAGATAAGCGGGGCTGAGTTTCGATTTCTACGGCAAGAGCTTGAGCTTTCGCAGAAGGCTTTGGGCCGGTTGCTACACTGCAACGAGCAGCAGATTCACCGATGGGAAGGTGAGAAGTCAGGCTTACCAGGCACGGCGGCTGTTGCTCTTGCCGGTTATTACATCGAGGCGACTGATCCAGAGAGCCGCGTAAAGGATTTGCTTGATCGGTATGCGGAGCTTGACGCGCTGGAAGCCAGGTCAGAAATGATCTTCACCATGAAACAGGACCACTGGGAGCCGGAGGCGGCTTGACGGCATGGAACCCCGCCGTGTGAGCGGCGGGTTTTCAACTATCCTTAGTGAAATGTTCTTTGTTGCCGTTTTCGAGAAAATGGTACACGTTCGCCGAATGTTTGAGCGCCTATTTCGTCAGGGATTCGATATAGCAATCCGCAATCATGCTGCGGGCGCGCTTGCGGAATTGTAAGCGTAGGTTTTCCAAGTAGGTTTGTAATCGTCTTCCGCTTGGTTGCCCCATACGGCCCATCCATCGCGCTTGCCCCGCCCGAAGAGTTCCAAGTATGGGCCCCATGAGCACGCTTCTATGATGCCATATTGCTCGTCAGGCTTTCGGCTATGTTCGCGTTTCCGGGTTTTAAGCAGGTCGCTGTTCGGCTCCTCGGCCTCGATGAAGTTGACTTGGCTGCGGCCCGGCCCGAGCGTTCGCACGTCTTTACCCCGCGTCCCGAAGAGCAGGATCTCGGTGACATTGCGAAAGTAGAATCCCACACCGCGGCCATCTGGGCCGCCGTCTTTGCGCACTTTTTCCCAGACGATGTTCGACTTGTACTCGAAGCCCCAAGCTTTCAGGACTTGGAGGCCTTCGGGTAGTAGCGCGTTAGGCACCCACAAATAGCAGTGCGCACGTTCTTCGAGGTGCTCGGCTACCGGCAGGGCGCAAATCTCCTCCAGCGTCATGGTGGGGTT